TCTGAAATAAATTAAAAAAATTCAGTGAGTCATTAAATAAAACAGAAACCTCCGGTGCGGGAAGGGTCTGTTGGCCAGGTCTTTTGCTTGTCAGCATAAGATCTGCCTGTAGTAATGAAATTTTGCATCAAAGTCTCGTTGAATGAAGGGAATCGTGTGGTGTCGATTTCCTCGAATCCAAGTAAGTACTTGAGCTTTCGAATCCAAGACGCTGCGAAAGAGACAGGTTTGTCTTCAACTTTTTGAATGAAGTTGAATATGTCTAAGCAGGTGTCGTAGAACGGTCGGGAGCATCCCATTGCAGCCATCGCTAATCCGAGTGCGGATGCGGCGGTTGAGGGTGCGTCCTGAGGTCGTTCAGGAAAGAGTAGGTGGCTAAGAAGGTCGACGTCGTGTCGATACGCTCTGCCGGACTTGTTGTAGTATCCAAGTACGTAGACGTTTTGTAATCCTTCGTGTATATCTGATTTGTCGACAGAAAGCTTTGCGTTGAAGCGTAGCTCTGCGATTTCAGACATCATAGTCAAAAACTTCTTTCCGTAAATACGGTAGGTGTCTTTTGGAAAGGCGATGAGAGAGTCATCTCCTTGTAGTCGAAAGAAAAAGTTCTTGCTGTGAATATTGATTCCTAGTTGCGAGAGAGTGGTGAGTAGCATAATTCCATTAACCCAAGAATCTAGCAGTTGGGTTTGTTGAAAACCAGATGCGATTCCGTTGCGGGTCCATGAGAACAGGTAGCCATCAGGCGTTGCGACAGGAAGGTGTTTGACATTATAAGTAAACCAGTCCCAAAGGTTTTGTAGACGTGTAGGATCAGTGTGTGCTTCTGGGTAGAAGTTGGTAGGTTGGTAGAAGCCGTGCCAGTCGAAGAACGAGTGCCAAGTTGAGTGAACGTCATCTATTATAGAGTGAAGTGCTCGGCGATCGAACTGTGACCAATCTGCGGATATCGTTGTGAAGCGATCTCGTTGCAGAGTTTGGTTAACTAGTCGGGTAAGCTTATTCCAGCCACCATTCATGATCTCATTTCCCCATAACATGGGTGAGTCTGAAGGGTCTCGGTTTAATAAGTCAGCCATCATAGGCCATATGAACATATTTTCAACAAAGAGTAGACGTTTCGGAACTCCAAATACGGCTCGAATCTTATCGTCATCATTAG